AGCGTGATGCTTTCAATACTGGCGTTCGGCGTAATCGTCCCAGCCGGTTCGGTTAACGGCAACGTAAACGCGTGCTTGGGCGCGTTGGTGAAGGTGAGGGCGCTAAGCGTCCATTCATCGTGGTCTGCCCCGCGCACGAGTTTCTGAGGCGGGAGATCTTCGTGCACCAGGATCATGGTGTCGGCCGATTGCGCGAACCGGAGCTTGTCGAGCATGGCGCCGGTGATCGCGCTCGCCGTTATAAAGTCGTCGGATGTGCCATTGATGCCGGTCACAAGCGCGCCGTTACGATATACGTAAATGCGGCCCGTGGTGAGCGCGAACATATACGTGTCGGCGGCGCTAAACTCGAACGGTATCAAGCGCACGCCAGATTGAGGACTCGAGGCGCTTGGCAATTGATGGATGAATTTGAGGCCGTCTCGCCTTTTGAGCCCCCCTTGTGGGAGACAGAAAACATTCTCTGCGGTTTCGAGCGCGTTATAATATTGTTGCAGATCGATCCTCGCGCGGAGCAACGGGTCAAGCGCGCCGCTCGAAAAGTTGGTCTGGATTTGGATCACCCGGCTCAAGAGTTGCGAGCCTCGATGATCGCGAAGTCGAGGATGTTGTTGCTTGGGCTCGTGGTGCCGTCAATGTTGACCGCTTCGCGAAACGCGCCGCCGCGCCCGTTATCAGACGGAGCGCCGACCGCGACCGACTGCCAGTATTGCGCCTTGGTGATTTGATCCGTAACCGGCTCGGCGATGTGCCAGGCCGTGTAATATTTTACCAACTGGACGAAGTAGGACGGCATTACGGTTTCGTCGGGCTGGACCTGGTAGTCGATATGGACCTCGGTGAAGTCCGTGAAAATTTGTCCGCTGTAAACTTCCCAGCCGGTCGTCTGTGGCGAGGCGCCGGGCGAGGCCGTGGTAAAAAGTGCGCGCGCGCCGGATCCAATCAGATCGGCGGGCAAGGCATAGGCGTGGGTCCATTCGCTCGCCGGTGCATCGACCAGGCGCGCGAGTTGCGTTTTCTTTAGCGTGAAGGACCACGGATATTTGACGAGCAGCTGCTGGAGCATGTTGTCATAAAGACGGTCGCATATCTGCGCGGCGTCGGTGCCTTCCGAAAACGACGAAAGGGGCGAGGCCCCCAGCATGATTAACGCGTCTGAACAGATCGAAAGTTTCGAGTCTCCGGTTGCCATATTGCCCCCGTGAATGAGTTGCGGGGAGCCCGGAAGCCCCCCGCGTTTCTTTAGTCGGAGTCCGTTACAACTCCGATAACAGTTCCGTCCGACACATCGACAACGCCGCCACTGTTGCTAACGACGATGTGCATGGTCACTGTGCGAGTGCCACCAGTGGCACCGTGCACCATGATCATGTCGCCGACGTTGAGCGTGTCACTAAGTGAGTTGAAGTAACCCGCCGCATCGATGGCCGTGTGGGCATCGGTGGACGTGTAGACGTAAAGTGCGGGCAGGGATCCAGCCAAAGACTGACCACCCAGCGCACCAAACCCTGATCTTGCAAAAGCCATGACTAGCTCTCCCTACTGGTGATTTTGACAATTCCACCAGAGGCGCCGTCATCGATGGCAACCGCACCAGATTGGAACATCGAGGACACAAGCCACGACGTTTTATCCGCGATGTAATTAACCTCGGTCTTCTGGTTCATGGACACGCCCATGCCGAGCGCGTCGCGGTGGAAGGCATATGCCACTCGGTCGTTGGAACCGTCTTTCGTTAGGCCGCCCTCGTCTCGGTCGCCGAGCATTATCACAGAGAAGCCGAGCCACGTAGAAAGACTCCCGTCAACCAGACTTCTGACGCTGTTAAAATCAGCCGAGGTTGCACTGGTCTGACCGAGCAAGGCCTCGAGCGAATTAGCGTGCATCAACAGCACGCGGTTGTCGGCCGGGACGTTGTTCGCGTCGAGTGCCGCTTTCGCTGCGCGAATCTTGCCGGTGTTCATGTCACTGGCGGATCCAGACGTGCCGTCTTCGGCGACCGTATTCGCGACATCAACCGGAGTTGCAGCATCAAGCGCGTCGATTGCAACTTGATCCATGCGGCGTCCGATTGCGTTACCGACGGCCGTGGACAATTCAGACCGGTCCGAGAAGGACACGAATGCCTGGTTGAACACGTCAGAATATTCGGATGCGATGTATGAGGTCATATTCGCGGTGACGAGCGAATAGGTGAGGTTCATGGGAGTCACTTCTGTTTGCGGAGTGCGGACAGATGCAACGCCTTTGGTGAGCTTGTTAAATTTTACGGTGTCGCCCGTGACGGATTTTTCGCGAACGAGTCCGGCAAGTTGCCGCGCAGCCTGGTAGGCATGCTTTACTTCACTATCGAAAATCGTAACGAACGAGGGGGAGATCGTAGCCATTTTTGGATACCCTCGGAAAAAGTTTACACTGTTTCGCGGTTATCCAAACGGGCCGCCGGTTAGCGCATGTCCGGCCACAGGGTTATCGGGCGCTTAATGTACAAGTATCAATAGGTCGGTTTGCGCGTCAAGGGTATTTTTCTCCGTGCATCTCGTACACGATACGCTCGACCTTCTGCGTGAACGCCGGATCCGATCCATATTTTGGGTCGCGCATCATTTGCTCCACGTCGGCCATCGACGCCGGTGCGACCTCGGCCTGGGCGGCGGCGCTCGGAATGTCCGGCTCATTGTAGGATTTGCGGATCTTGTTCATGGCCGAGATAAACGCGGCGTTGCTCGACGCCCCGGCGATTGCCTCGAGCTCGCTGTCGTTTAGCACTTTGCTCGAGTGGAATTTCATGAGCCACGCGTCCATCGACTTGATGATGCCGTCAGCGTTGCGGCCGAGCTTCGACATTTCGGCGACGCGATCCGTCTCGATTTTCTCGGCGATCTCGCCTTGTGACTCGAGGTAGAATTTCGTGAGTTCCTCGAACTGGCCTTGATCGAGGCCCTGATCTTTTGCGAGCGCCAAGAAATCCGTTAGGACCGGATCGCTCTCATCCAGGCCTTCAAGCGCTTCCACTTGGCTCGTGTCATATTTGTCAGGGATCTTATGCTTGCCGCTGTCCATTTTTTTACGCAGTTCGCGATACGCGTTCGCCATTTTGTCAACATCGGCCTCACCCTTTTCTGGGTTCCAAAATTGTTCCGGGATGTGATCCGGTCGCTCGGCGGGTTCTGCCGCCTCGGGCTCGGCCTCTTGCACAAGGTGCGGCGTGTCCGGCTCGGCCGTTGGTTCGGCGGTCGGCTCCGGTGTCAGGTTTAGGAGACTCTCGGGCTTATCTTCCGCTGGTGCGTCTTCCACCATCGCTTGTGCTTCGCTCATTTCCGTGTCCTGTGTCGTTTGATTCTGCGTTCAATGCCCCGCACGACTTCGTTCTCACCCTCGCGCATAAATCCGTGAGACGGATCCTGCCCTGCTGTAAAGCAAGGGCGCTCGATAGTCGTCTCGCGAAGGTGCGACAACACTTTCGCACCGGCCTCGGTTGTAAATGCGCGGGCATATAACTGGTCAAGATCCTCGATATCACTCATGCGGCCTCGGGTTGCTGTTCCGCCGGGGCCGCTTGCGCTTGCGCTTGTTGCATCATTTGCTCCATTTGCGCCGCCATCTCTTCGCGTTCCTCATCCGTGTTAAGGACGCTCATCGGAATGCCGAGGCGGTCCGCGATAAAGTCGAGCGCGCGTTCTGGATTGAGAGCCATCGCGCCAGGCGGTCCGAGCCCTTGGACGATCTGCATGAACTGCATAAGGCCCGCGAGCTCGTCCTCGTTCTGGGCTCGAGCGAGCGGAGACACGGGCACGATCTTGACCTCCTGGCCGTCGATCTTGAGCGGGAGGTCGATCAGGTTCTGCTGGTCCATGATGAATAGGACGCGGCGGCAGATTGGGAGCAACGCCTCGGTAATCAGGCGCCCGAATGATGCACCCATTTGCGTGGCGAGGGTCGAGATCCGATGCGACATTTCGGTCGCGGTCCGCGCGCTCATGTTGTCGGACGGCACCGTGTCGTCCAGCATGATTTGCTTGATGC